GTAAATAGATATATGTTGATATGAATACTCTTGGAAATATTCTCCAACTATCAACAGCTCTTGCTAAATGTATTAGTTTTGCATATGGGTTTACACCCAAGTCTTTTATTGAAGTGTCAACTTCTAAATCGACACTTATCTTTTGTTTAGGTTCTACTACCCTAATATCTTCTTTATTGTCAGCCATTATACTTTTGCCTCTCTGCTTCCCTTGATCTTCTTTCGTTTTCTTCTTTGATATATTTTGTGAGTAAATTAACGTAAATATCACGTTCCCACGGCATTAAAGATTCAATCTCACTCAATGAATATTTATGATGTTGCATCAGAGCAAAATTAGTTTCAAAATAAGCCTCTAGGCTGTTATGGGAGAGGCAGATCCGAAAAAATCTTGTATTCCTGATAATGATACCTTACTTTTCACTTTAGTAATAGGGTTTTCTACTTCAACCTCGTGTGTAAGTTTAGGCATTGTTTCAAAAAATAGTTTAAGTTTATCAAAGTTTTTTTGTGATAAATTTTCTAAAAACTCGGTTAATTCTTCAGTTGTACTATCTTTAGCAGGATAAACTTTCTCTCCCTCGAAGATATGATCTATACAACTTACAAGAACTGAAAATATAGTTTTTGTATTTGCTTTGATTTCTTCGCCAGCAGCTAGAGGAACGCTATCAATAGTAGGATATGTGAATACTATACCCAAGTTTTTTTGTTCATCAACAATTATTTTATTAGTATGTTTATCGTCCACTTGAACTTCTACTTTACTTAAATCAATTACTGTATCAGCATAAGTTTGGTTGTCATCTGGACATAAAATTTTTAATGTAGCAATTTCACCTACTGATCTAGCTCTTATCTGTAAAAACAAATATTCTAAATCAAATATAGGTAATTTTCTTGCTTCGATTTTATTAAAAGTACACGCTCCTACTATATCAGTAATTGCCTGTACTAACTCTTTTTGACCGCCTGTTTCGACAGCCATTAAAAGTATCTTTTCTTCTTTTACTAGAAACGGTCTATACTTGACTTGTATATCTTGTGATGGCAAAGTCAATTCATAAGTAGGCGTTTCAATTTTTGGTAAAGCCATAATATTATCTCCTTAATTTTTATATATTTAGTGGTGGTATTTTGAATGGTGGGAATACTCTTCCGCCAGTTGCTCTGCCGATAGGTATTCTTCTTCTCAAATCTTCTATTACACCACGACCAGCTCGTCTTAATTCTGGTGGTAATTTTCCTAATAAACCGCCAAACAAACCACCAGCTTGTTTAACAGTAGCATCTCTAAAGTTTGATTGACCTAATTCTACATTACCTGCTCTATCAATAAAGTAATTAATCCAATATCTAAAGTCAAACGTAACATCAAAAGATTGAACTTCAGCCGATTGTGCGTGACTATACGATACAGGACCTATTGTTTTAGGATAACAATCAAATAATTTTACAGCATAAGTAACGTCATCTCGTTCTTGCCTTGAAGCAAATTGTCCTAATTGAAATATATTTACATCAGAAACATAATTGTCATAAAAATTATAATTGTGTGTAGTAGTTGAAAAAGCACACTGTTGCCATAATTCAAAGTATGATCTCTCTCTTAAAAACTTGTCTGTATAAAATGATGCCGTAATTGGTTGAGATGAATAATCATAAACAAACTTACGTTTAGGACCATTATGTTTTATCTCTTTACTAACAGCTGTTCTTTCAGGCATAGATATGGTACTACAAAATGCTTGAACTCTTTTAGAATTACCTTGTTGAACAGCAAGTAATTCAGCTTGACTAGGAAAATATTGTGCTTCTTCACCAGCTTGTGAAAACTTTTCTGAGGGATCATCATATAGAGGAGGTGGACCACCTGATATATTTGGTACTATGTTTGATATACCTCTTGGTAATTGAAACTCTACATAATATTTATTTTTTCTAGCAAAACCTTCAGCCTCATTGACCATCGCCTGAAAACGACCAATAGTTGATTCAGGATTACCACCTATTTTTTGTCTTAATCTAGGATCATTGTTTACATTATCTAATGATCTATCTCTAGGTATACCGAGTCTAATATCAAATCCACCAATTCTTTTTCCGCCTCTTAAAATCGCCATTAGTATGGTCTCCCTTTTTTAAATCTTTGTACAGGTAAAAATATTGAGATAGCAGCCTCATCAGCATCTATTCTTAAAAATTTTGAACGTGTGTAACTATACAAATATTTTTTGATTGTAGGTCTCATTAAACTACTTTTTTTAATATCATCATAACCTAAATCTAATTTTGTTGTTTTATCAAACTTGTTATTTGTAGCAAATTTTTGTAACTGTTCTAACATTCTATATCTTGCTAATGGTGGTAAGTAATGAAAATTCATACCTAAAAAACCACCTGGTATTGGCTCTAATGGTAAAACTAAAGGCACTATATCATATAACGGCAATTTATCTTTAGTTTTAGGATCATACATAAACAAGTTTAGACGACCAGCACTAGGTCTATTGATAAGTTTATTCTCTCTCATTAATTTACCAGCTGTAATAGGTGAACCGATCTTGCTAATAGCATTACGATACCAAGTCGCAGACTTTTGAGTATCGCCTTGTCTTAACTTTATTGTGTCAAAAATACTTGCCATTACTGTATATTTATAACTAATTATAGATACCTAATTCTTTTTCAGTCATTATTTTAAACTCAAAACCTTTATCTTCACAATATGCTTTGGCAGCCTTCCATTTTGCTTGATTTTTAATATATTCAAATGACTCACGCATAAATGCCTTTGTTTTCTTTTTAGGTGGTTTAGGTTGAAAACATTGTTTATAAGGTTTTATCTCAATTATATATTTTTTACCAGTAGATGTCTTAACAATGAAGTCTGGAAAGTATCTATGTACCCTTTTATCTAATGGACTATAATATTTGATCGGTACTTCTTCACTTGCCCACGCAATAATGTCCTCATTACGGTCGCAGTATAACATAAATCTACGCTCTAATAAAGAACGATAAACTATTCTATTTGGATCGCCAACGTATTTCTTTGGATTTGTTGGTCTATATATTCCTTTGTAAGACTTACCCATAATTTGTATAAATATTGTTATTACAAGGATTATTTAGTATGCCATCAAAAGTATCAAGTTTAGTAAAAGGAGCCGTCAGTAACCTAGTATCAGGTAAAATTGGTGGTTTAGCAAACAGTTTTATAGGTGCCGCTGGTCGAGCACAAACAGAAAAGATTGCTGCTAACCTTTTAAATAAATCACCATTAGAAATAGGTAATGCCAATGTACCACCTCAAACAGGTCATATGGCAGAAAATCCATATCAATATGGACAAGTGTATTATCCTGAAACGACAAGTCAGTTAGGTGAAGGGCATTATATGATCTTTGATATTGTAATTGTTAATCCAGAAAAATTTAAATCTACTGTAAATCAACTTGCTGCTGATGAAAACAAAAAAGTAGGTGAAGTAACAAACGGTAATTACAAAGATAAGTTATCTACATTTAATAAAACAAAATTAAAGGGCACAGTGAATAATAATGTTAAAAGTGCTAAAGCTATTAAAGGCTTAAATTCACAAGATAGATTAAGAAATCAAGTAGGAGGTTTAAACAGCAGAAATCCTACACACACGCATATTTCAGATTCAATTATCTTGTACACCCCACCACAAGGACTACAAACCGAATATTCTGTTAACTATGATATGGTAGAAACAGGTATCGCAGGATTTTTAGCTGAAAAAGGTCTAACTAGTATTGTTGAAGGATTATCTACAGCAACAGGAGAAGTAATAAGAGGTCTAACAGACACAATCGCAGGTGCTTTAGGTGCTGGTGGGTTACGTGCTGTATTAGATAAATCAAAAGCAAGAGCAAAAAATCCTAAAAAAGAACAAGTGTTTAAAGACGTAAACTTCAGAAATTTTAATTACAAATTTGAGTTTGCGCCACGTAATAGAAAAGAATTAGAATCAGCTTATAAAATTATAGAACTATTTAAATTTCATATGCATCCAGAGATTGCTCCTAATAGATATTTTATCGTGCCATCAGAATTTCAAATAACTTATATGTATAGAGAAGGTGCTAACTTATGGTTTCCTAAAGTTAGTCGTTGTGTATTAAAAGATATGAAAGTAAACTATGCGCCAGATAATGTCGTAGCAACATTTACACCAGATGACAAAGGTGCCGCACCTGTTATATTTGATATGGAATTAAGTTTCATTGAAACAGAAATTATGACAAAACAAACTATCGCATTAGGATTTTAATTATGTACTTCAGTAAATTTCCAAAAGGTTTATACGATATAAACGGTGACGGTGTAAATAAACTTGTCACTGATTTAATGACACGTGTAAAGTTAAGAGAAAAAATTAAAGATGAGTCAGCAATTTATGACACGTATGATGTACCTAATGGTGAAACGCCAGAGATTACAGCGTTTAAACACTTTGGTGACAGTGAATATCATTGGATAATATTAATTACAAATAGTATGTCAGACTCATACTACGATTGGCCGCTGTCAGATCAGGCGTTTGAAGAATATATTACAAACAAATATACAAATCCTGACGCAATACATCATTATGAAATTACACAGTCAAGTGGACCTCAAACTGGTTCAGGACCAAATGATTACTCACACAAGATTGAAGTCAACAGTACAGTGGTTGGCGCAGAAGCTGTAAGTAATAGAGAATATGAACAACGACTACAGGATAAAAAAAGATCAATTAAATTATTAGACCCAGCGTACTTAACCGCTTTTGTTGAAGAATTTGACGCATTAGTAAATAGATAATATGTACAATCAGATTAATCCAGACATACTCCGTAAAGCAGGAGATTACATTTTATCAGATGTAACCCTTATCGCATATCAAACCGCAGATGGTCAAAATCCTCGTAAGATTTCGGTACGTGACGCAGTTGCCGAGATTAACATATATGAATCAATTAATAACAAATGTTTATCTGGTGATATAACACTTGTTGACTCGCAGAACGTTGCTAATTACTTACCATTAACAGGTTTTGAAAGAATAGAGTTTACTTTCTTTACACCGTCTAGTCCTCGTGGGTTTAACTTTAGTATGGACACAGGACACCCTATGTACATCTATCGTATCGCAAATAGAACAGAAACCAATCCAAGAACACAGGCGTACACATTATTTTTTACCAGTAAAGAAATGTTAAGAAATGAACAAGTGCGAGTATCACGTGCCTACGACACTAGTTTTGATAACGTCATTATGGAACTTGTTAAACGACAAGATTTTTTAAATTCTAAAAAGACATTGACGGTAGAAGAAACACGTGGCGTACACAAAGTGGTATTACCACGACTACGACCTTTTGCTGCGATAGACTTTTTATCCAAGTCCAGTCAATCAAAAGCATTTGATAACGCCTATCACTATTTTTTTGAAACCGCAAACGGTTTTAAATATCAATCATTAGAGTC